GTCACCGATGCACCAACCGAAGTCAAAGAAGCGTTTGAAGATTCCGTAGACATCTTCTCTGATGGTCTCGGCACCTATGTTCCAGTAGACAGCAAGATTCCTGTATCCGAACGCCAAACCCTTATCGCCATCGCAGCGGGGGCAACCCTCACAGCAGCATCAACTAGAATGAGACGATAATGAAAAAGATACTTTCGTACCTTGGTGACAACACGTGGACATGGGCTGGAACAGGGCTGGTTCTTATCACCCTGTCAGGACCGACCCTCCGTCAAGCGTTACTGGTCACAGGTATAGCGATTGTTGTACACTCGGTAATCACTCTCGGACAGAAAGACTAATCGTAATGGCAAAACTTCAGAACATCCTATTTCGTATCGCCGCACTATTCGGCTCATCCGCATTGGCTGCTATCGCTGGTGGTGCGCTTATCGGTGTAGAACTTTGGAAGTCTGCTGCCCTTGCAGGTCTTATGGCATGTGCACAAGTTATCGAGAAGTTGCTACGTTTCTCTGTTGATGGTTCACTCAGCAAGGAAGAGATTGAACTTGCTTTCGCAGGTGCAGGCTCAGTTAAGAAGAAGGCTGAAGAAGTAGCAGAATAATGGCAAAGGTAAACATTGCCAAACTGCCAATCATTCCTGTCAAACTTTGTTCACATCTGAAGAACGCTAAACCTGGTGCGCTTGGTCCAAAACTTCTTCGCCCGATTGAAGGCAAAGGTGTGTTGCATCATTGTGCCGCCGACGCATACGAGGCGATGGATGCGGCAGCAAACGCAGAAGGAATTGATTTATCTCCGACATCTCCAGCGGACACATATCGCACGTTGGCGGTACAAGAGTATGGCTTCTACCAAAGATACACAACCGAAGTAGTTAAAGGCGAGAAGCCTCGCGTATACAAAGGCATCCCGTACTACCTGAAGAAAGGTAATGCGATGATGGCTGTCCCTGGCACCTCGAAGCACAACCTCGGTATTGCTGTCGATATTAAGAACTCGACTGAACCGAAGCGCTTGCAATGGTTAGCAGCGAACGCTGTGTCGTTTGGTTTCTCATGGGAAGCATTGCCGTCTGAGCCGTGGCATTTGCGTTATGTAGCAGGTGACGACATTCCTGAGCGCGTTAAGGCGTGGCTCGCAGCAAAGACGGTATGACACTGTGGACGCAGGGTGGAGCATTGTTCTCGCTGCTGCTGTTACTGGTGCTTTCGGTCTGCTGACCGTAGTTGTTTCTCAGTTCCGTAAAGAAAACCGACGTGACCACGATGTTGTCATGGGCATGTTGAAGTATATGAACAAAGGCATTAACAGGACTGAAATCAAGTTGGATAAAGTGTCAGAAAAAGTGTCTGACCATATAGAAAATCATCCAAAATAATCGACTAACACTTCGTTTCGGTGGTAACTTAGCGAGTCCCATGACACGCGAAACGCTATACACAATAAGGAAATACCTAGTCACAGCCCGTGTATCACGCCCAGAAGAAGACGAATTCTTTCGCGCGTTACAGGAACTAGACCGCCTGCTCATAGCAGCCCCGTCACCTGACCGCACCCCTGCCCTACACTGATGCTATGGAAGAGGGCAAGAACTACCCGATAGTTCAACTCACATGGGCTGACACCCACCTGTCAGAACCAGGCTGGCAAGACTTATCCGACTACGAAGATGACGGTGAATGTCTTGTGCGTACCGTAGGTTTTCTTATACCGATAGGCGACCCTGGTTCTAAAGATAAACATGTCAACGTGTGGCAAACATTATGCGGCGGTGAAGGAATCCACGGGACACATGTCCCTGTTGGCATGGTGCGTGATATAAAAATTCTCGGATAGGTACTTGACATACGGTATCACAGCCTGTATGGTGATACTTCAACAAGCAACGAAGGGAAACAATAATGAAAATCACACGCTACCGCATTGTTAAACAAATACACGGGTTACAAGACTGGTTGAACGACCGCTTCTGGGACAAACAGAAACGTAAACGACTATCAGCATCAGCAGTCGCAGCAATCTACGGACTGCACCCATTCGTACCCGCAGAAAAATATGCGGCAGAAATGTTAGGTGACGTGCCCCCCGCACCTATACCACCCAACCCTGCAATGGAACGCGGCAACCGTCTTGAACCATTCGTGTTGGAGTGGGCAATCGATAAGACAGGCATCCAATTTACAACACCAGAAGAAATGTTTGTAGCAGAATCAGACAACGGTGCACGTATGATAGCGACCCTCGACGGCTTTATCGAAGATGAAAACGGACGACAAGTCCTAGAAATCAAAACATCAAACCGTGAATGGCAAGGCACACTCCCCGACTACTGGCGCATACAAGGAATCCAACAAGCCATCTGCGCTGATGTAGACCAAATCACATGGGCAATCTTCGATTCCACAATGGTGCTTCACATCTATGTGCAAACCATCACTGACGCAGAGAAAGAAGAACACTGCACAAAGGTCGGACAATGGCTGGCAAACATTGACCTTGGTATCACACCAGAGGGTGTCTACTGGTCGTATGAAACCATCACTGCCCGCTACCAGAAGGTAGAACACACCAGCGTTGAACTGCCCTCCACTGCCACAGAACTGATAGCACAACTGAAACATGTGAAGTCAGAACTGAAATCTTATGGTGAGATGGAAGACAGATTGAAAGCAGAACTGTGCGATTTGATTGGACCAAATGAAATTGCTACAGTCGATGGCACAGTCGTTGCCACATGGAAGGGTAAGTCGTGGTCATCGTTGGATATTAAAACGTTGAAGCAAATGGAGCCAGCGATTGCAGAAAAGTATTCGAAGCAGGTGACAAACCGTACCTTGCTTTTGAAGGGTGAACGATGGTAGACCATCATCGTTTCAAAGACACATCAAACAAACTAACGAAGGAGAAAGAAATGGAAACATCACAGCAGTTAGCCGACATCCTCACCAAGTATGCGGTACCAGATAAAAACATTGTGGGCAAACTCCCACGTGGCGGCACACAACTAGATTTCGTGGGTCATGCCGACATCACCAAAATCCTTATCGAGATTGACCCGTTGTGGTCATGGCAACCATGTGGTTGGGAGAACGGTCGACCAGCAATCACCGTTGTAAACGGTATGGCAGTGATGTGGGGCATCCTCACAGTGCACGGCAAAGACATGATTGGTGTTGGCACAGTCAAACATGACAAGGCTGACGTAGATAAAGAACTCATCGGAGATTTCCTACGCAACTCCGCAATGCGTTTCGGTATCTGTCTGTCGTTGTGGACGAAACAAGAATGGGATGACACATCCAAGCCTGCATCTATCCCTGTGCAGAAATCACCGAAGGCACCAGTGGTAGAGAAGCCAACTGCACCAGTGGAACCAGCAGAAGATTCTGCTCTCACACAGCAACAGGTGAAACAGTTCGTTGATGCGTGCGACAAGGTTAATTTAGACCCTGCGATTGTTGCATCGAAAGCAAAGTTGAATTGGGAAGGACAAATCTTGCAGTCGCAACTACCGTTGTTGCGTGATGCGTTCACCAGCCTGCGAGGTGGTAACTGATGGCGGCTTCACGTACCGTAGACCCGTCAGGTAAGTACCGTTCCACTGCGATGGTGTCGCTCAGGTTGACCACCATCCAGATGGAAAACATTGCTGAACTGTGCAAAGAACGTGGCATTGGTAGAAGCAAACTGTTCCGTCAACTATTGGCAGAGGAGTGGGCACGTGTCGAAGGAACGCGCTAAAGGAACCAGTTTCGAAACCTTCGTAGTTAACTACCTAAAAAACTTTTATCCTCATGCGGAACGCCGCACGTTGCATGGAACTTTAGACAAGGGTGACATCACAGGGTGCGACCCACGGCTGGTGTTCGAGTGCAAGAACCATAAGACATTAAACTTTTCGGGATGGTTGCATGAGGCTGAGGTGGAACGCATCAACGCTGGTGCAGAGATAGGGATTGTGGTTGCTAAGCGCCGCAGTTACGGTAATCCTGCTGACCAGTATGCGGTGATAAGACTCGAAGAACTTTTATTACTACTGAAGAAGGCAGGTTACTGATGAGGCATCGTGCGCCAGAGGACATGACCGCAGAAGAACAAGACGACTTGCGATATGACGCCATGACCCGCAACCCTTACAATCGTTGCACTTGTCGCAACTGGAACAACTATGACGGCATCTGTTCGTACTGTGAATGGGAAGAGCAGAAGGTGGAAGACGAAACAACCGATGACAGTTGAACGCACCGAAGGATATGTACCATCACATGACATCAAACAGTTTGACTTCACAAAAGATTTAGCGTTCGGACATGAAGGCGAAGAACTTGTCAGACAGTTTCTTTCTGATTTAAGTGGCGGCTCATTCGAAGTAAAGTATGACCGTTACCGCAACGGACGTATGTTCGTAGAGTTCGAACAAAACCCACGCAACACAGGGTGGAAAGCGTCAGGGATTGCTGTAAGTAAAGCGAAATGGTGGGTGTATTTGTTTGCACCATCAGCATTTGTTATAATAGAAACCAGCAGATTACGCCGCTACATCAAAGCCAATCACACTGTTCTACCAGTACGCATTGCGGCGCAACACTCCGACAACCCAGCGAAAGGTTTCCTCATATACCCAGAACAACTGAAGGAGTTGCTTACAGTATCCACCTACGATTAGGAGAAACAATGTTAAAACGTGCAAGCACAATACTCATAGGATTCATGTTTATAGGGGCATCAGCAGTAATGGCGGAAGCGCCAGCCGAAGGGAACCCATCGTCGACCGCGAACATTCGCAACCTCAGGGAACACATCCCCACCCCACCAATACCAGACACAGCGTTAGCACCCCAGTGGTGGGCTTTGGCACGGGAAGTCGGTTGGGCTGAAGAAGATTTAGAAACATTGGACTACGTGATTTACAGAGAGAGCAGAGGGGACAACACAGCATGGAACAAACAAGACCCCAACGGAGGGAGCCGTTGCTTAGTTCAGGTCAATGGCAGTTGGACTGGATGGTTGAGACGGCAGAACATTCTGTTGAAACCATCCGACCTATTCATCCCACGAATCTGTCTCACAGCAGGGCTTGCCATCCATCAGTATGGGATGGACAGGTACGGGTGGGGTTGGGGACCGTGGGCTATACCCGCCCCCTGATATAGTCAAACTTATGAAGGGAAGTACCAAGACAGAATGGCTTTGCGACCAATGCGGTATGCGGCTATACACATTCGTGCGTGTTATCGAACCACCAACACACCGATGCACGAAACGTTCCAACAACAGTAACGCAACAAACATATTTCCACTAAAAGAAAGAAGCAAATAATGAACAACATAACTATCATCGGCAACGCAGGCAAACCCATCGAATTGAAATACAGTGCAGGTGGGGTGGCAGTAGGTAACTTCACTGTTGCCACAACATCAGGCAAAGATGAAAAGAAACAAACCACATGGCACAACGTCACCGTCTTCGGACAGATGGCAGAGCACGCGGCAGCATCCATC